TGGTCACATCCAGGTTGTCATTCACATACTCAACCAACGCTGCATACGCAACACGGTAAGCTTTATCAATCACACGACGGCGTGCCAGACTACGATAGTCATCACTTACAGCTGTTGCCAAACAATCATCTGCGAAGAAATAGCCACTCTTGCCTACAAAACAACGAGGTACAATATAGCCGTTTGTAAACAGTGTCTCTACAACATCGCTCACACTGATGTCTTCTGCACCAATATAAGCAGATGCGACTTTTAATGATCCATCTTTCACACGACCGATATGTACTTGTACATCTATCTTTGCAATACGACCAGCCAAAACACCGATCATAGAAGTTGCACTATTCGCTACAGTGTCACCAACTACCAAACCTACACGGTTGTAACCCATACTAGTCAACGATGGTAGTGAGTCAGAATACTTCACAGGAAGCAATACAACTACAGGTGCGAACATTGTAGTTGTTACAGTTTCTGCAAGGGTCTGCGCAGCCAAAGCATCACTATTGATCGTATCAACCTCGATACCAGTAGTAGGAACTACTGCTAATACACGCACACGGCCATTAGCAGCTTTCAAGAATGTTTTACCTTCTGCAATCAAACCTGACGCATTGATAGCCTCAGAACCATAAAGCCATAGTTCTGCGCCCTCTCCTGCCTCTGCATAAAACTCTTTGATCGCTTTATGTGCAGCAGTACCTTCTGCGATGTTGTACTTGGTCAAGCAATCACTTGTGTAAACACATACAGCTTTATCCAACAATGCTGAACCTGATTCCACTGTAATAATCATACCAACTACGCCATCAGCACTTTGACCAACAGAGCCAAAAGCTCCATTTGCAAAATCAATATTTACATTTGGTAATCCCATTTTAATAAGTGTTTAATTGGTTTTTAATTCAGAATATGAAAAGCCTTGTGGGCGAGATCCGACGTTTTATAGAGCAGCCTCACAGGTATATCCTTTTACTGTCTTATCCACAAAGCTAGTTCATTGATCAGGATGCTACCTTAGCGTCAATCACGGCTCCATAGCCGAAACCACGCAATGGTTGAGCAACGAAGCGCACTTGCATACCAAGCACCCAACCACGATACTCAGCCCAACGCTCCTCTGGTTCACCCTTGATGTCGCCCATAGCACGCATACTCTCACTGGTGCAAATTGCAATCGATGAGATTTGACCACTAGTTACAGTAGCCTGACTCTTATTGCCAGCTGCTGTGTAGAATGGAGTGTTACCATACACATACACATCAAAGCCTGCAATCTTACCACTCTGCATCATTGCATTGTAACGAGCTGCATCTTCGAGGATCAAATCAGCCTCATGCTCTGGGTTAAGGAGCAAAATACGACCATCAAGTGGGAGGTTAGCTTTGTTAAATGCTGTGCGCAAAGCCAATACATCAGCAAAAGTCAAACGCTTGTTACCATTACCACGGTCTGCACCAGTGGTGGTAAGCACAGGAGTTTTTTCGCTGTGACTAGCAGGAGCAAAGTTATACGCAGCAGATTTACAAATACTGTTTTTCAATGCTTGCACGTGCTGCTTTACAGCGCTCTCGCACTTGTTGTAGTTAGTTTCCAACTCTTCCACGTTTGGTACATGGGTAGGTACAGTGTCAAAGGTGGCCAATGGAATAGCGATACCATTGTCAGTACGCTTAGTAGGTGTCAAAGGCCAGGTTGAATTGTCTTTGACAACGTTTGGATCTGCACCAATCTCCGATAGGTTGATAGTGTTAGCATCAACGAAATCATCGAAATTACCTAAGCGACCCAACCATTCGGTCGCTGCATACAGAGCGGTCAACAGAACGTCTGTAAAAATTTGTTTGAAAGGACTTGCCATAATTTGAAATGGTTTTTAGTTATTGTTTGAATGTTGTTTTACTCGCCAACCAAAGAAGCATAGCGCTCCGGTTGCTCTTGTTTCATTTTCTTCAATCCTTCTGGATCCTTCTTAGCCCACTCAAGGAATGACCAATTCTCACGATGGTCTTTTGCCTCAACAGTCTTGTGGAGAGTTGCTGCTAAACTCTGATGAGATGGCTTTTGTTTTACATTAAGCAATTGCTCTACTGACGCAAAATCATGCGCTGCAAGTGCCGCAAAATGCTCACGCTCTTGCTCTGTGATGCGTCCGTCTGCGACTGCGGCACTGAGCATGCTATTTACACGCTCTTGCTTCGCCTCGGTAAGTTGATTGTTCAGGGTCTCAACCTGAGCTTCCAACTGCTGAATACGTTGGTCTTTTTCTGCCAACTGAGCTTCTAACTCTTTCATTTTTTCATCCATTGTGTTGTTTGTTTGGTTAATATTGAATTGTAAGTAGAATGCCTCTGCACTCAATACTTGTCGTTTCTCGTCATAGAGAACTACTGCGCCTGCGTCTGATGGAATACTTACCACACTAGCTTCATATACTTCACCGCGGGTAGCTATCCATTCATCACCAATTTGGATCATATCTTCAATGATCAATCCAAGGCTGCATCCTTTGATGAAACCCTCCTCGACTTTTCGAGCTACTTCCGTGCCCAATGTGTCGCCTGTATCAAACACCGCTTCTGCTAACAACTTATTGTCCTCAATACGGATATTCTCCCAACGACCAATCACACGCTCCATATCGTGTTGATAGAGCATGACGGGGTTCTGCTTGAAACGGTCTAAATTCAGACCATTCAGCTGAATGCGAAAACCATGATTGTTCACACGGCTGCCATCACTTAATATAAAGGTCTTGCGCATAACTTACTTCTTTACTTGTTCTGAAATAAATAGGTCTTGATAGCGTGCTAATGTACGCATAAATTCAGGAGTCAACTCATCGTCCCACTCCATACGACTTTCAAGCCATTTGTTCAAAGCTGTAAATGTCTCAATAGCATCTACTACATTTGCCTTTTTGTCAATTCTTTCGATCGTAGCACTCAGCTTACAAAGTTGATCAACAATTCTGCCTACATCCACAAGATCCAAATCTGTTTCTGAATTTAGTTTATCTATCAACCGTCCAATGAGTGATAGCGTCTTTGTTACTATCTCTGGCCGAGTAATGCTCACAGCTGCACGCTTGGTACTCCATCCGCCTTGCTCTGCCCAGCGACTTATTGTATTCCTGCTGACACCTACCTTGTCTGCAATCACTTCTTGGATTTCTCCTTGCATATAGTACAAGCGAGCTAAATCCTTTTTTGTCTCCAAATCTTTTCTATTTGCCATCGTTTTGTTTGTTTTACGACCGCAAAAGTACTGCCTTTTTTAGAGGTGCACAAAAACCTCTGCAATTCTTACAAACCTTTTTTCATATCTTCTAAAAATGGTATAATTTTGCGCCAAAATTCAAAGATATGAATGCGATAGAGAGAGCAAAATTAGAACAATGGAAAGCCGATATGCAGCGTTGGAGTAAAACTAGCGAGGCATGGATTCCTGTCGGAGAAACGAAGCAAGAACAAAAGAAACGAATCGCAAAAGCTATACGCGATTACTCTTTTTTTGTTAGGACATATTTCCCTGATATAGCACGTACCCCTTGTGGAAAGTTCCACATAGAAGCTGCAAAATACATACTTAACTCCCCACATGCAAGAGCCGTGTTTGAATGGGCTCGTGGACACGCTAAGTCCACACAACTAGGAGTGTTTATTCCGATGTGGTTAATGATTCAACCAACACTTCAATTCCATACCCTGGTATATGTATCTAAATCAGAAGACGCTGCCAAACAGCTGCTGTCCGATTTACAACAACAATTGGCATACAACGAGCTCTTTATCCATGACTTTGGACCACAAGTAAAAGAGGGTTCCTGGTCTGAGGGTAAATTCGAAACTACCAATGGTTGTTTCTTCCGCGCTTTAGGTCGTGGCCAGTCTCCTCGTGGTCTCAAGAACAACGGTAATCGCCCTGACTACATCATTATTGATGACCTTGATGATGATGAGATGTGTCGCAATCCAAGGCGTGTAAAGGATGCTACAGAGTGGGTTCTATCTGCCTTATTTGGAACCATGGAAGCAGGTCGCGGTCGATTTATTATGGTTGGTAACAGAATCGGACAAAACTCTGTTTTAAGTAAGATCATTGAAAGACCAGGTGTATTTCACACACGCGTCAATATATTAGATCGTAATGGCAATCCATCTTGGAAAGAGAACTACAAAATGGAAGAGATAAATGAGATGCGTGCTATGATGGGTGAGCGCAACTTCCAACAGGAATACATGAACAATCCTATTACTGAGGGTGCAGTATTCTTGAAAAAGCATATCCAATATGGTAAAGTGTTACCGCTACGACAATATGCAGCACTTGTTAGCTATACTGACCCATCATTCAAAAATTCTGCTACTGCTGACTATAAAGCTACAATGCTTGTAGGTCTAACCAGAGAGGGACATTTTCATGTCATCAAAGCGTTCGCAGACCAGACATCAATTACAACAATGATCAATTGGCATTACCAAATTATGGAGTATGTCAATTCAGTTACTCCTGTTCGATACTACATGGAGGCTAACTTTATGCAAGACCTTGTAATGGATGAGTTTCGCAAGATGGGAGATGAGTTAGCGTGTCACGTACCACTAATAGGCGATAAGAGGCAAAAGGGCGATAAGTTTGCACGTATTGAAGCAATGCAACCGCTATTTGAACGAGGTTTAATCATGTTTAATGAAGCAGATAAAGACTCACAAGGGTTTCAAGTACTCGAACAGCAATTGCTTATGTTCCAACGCGGGTCACGCATTCATGATGATGCTCCTGACGCACTTGAATCTGCTATATGGATGCTCTCAAAGAATGTGCGCACATCTACTGCATCGTATTATGTGGCACCAAGAAAAAATCGTAAATACTAAATTCACTATATTATGTTTTTGACCATTGACGAATTGAAATCTGTACTATACGAGTACCAGATGAACGACATTGCAGAGGGTGATACTACCATCCTTGAGGACGCAATTGATAGTGCTATAGAGGAAGTAAGAGCTTACTTACTTGCATCTAATCAACGACGCGAAACCGCACAGCTCACACAGCAACAATACGCTGCTTGGAAACTTTATGATGTAGAAGCTACATTCAATGCAGAGGGTGAACAGCGAAACAAGTTCTTACTACGCTTAACCAAACGAATAGCTGCTTGGAATGTGGTAGAACTAGCAGCACCTGACATTCTTTATGACCGCGTACAAGAACGTTACAATGCAGCCATAGCTACACTTGAGAAAGTAGCTGGAACAGGTGAGTATGCTAATGCCAGATTGGTAATATATGGCTTGCCCTCTCTAGTGCAAGATGGTGAACAATCAACGGAACAAGTGAAACCATTCCGTATGGTATCAAGACAGAAGTTTAACCACGAAGACATTTACTAATATGAACCTCAAACAATTCTTTACACTTCGTAAAAGTGAAAAAGCACTCCAACCAACAGGGGTGCTTGCGAACAAAATTATACGACGCTCCATTTCGCGATCCAAACGTGATATTGCAGATTGGAAGCAAGCAGAACGTAGAGCCAAAGCAACAGAAGATCCTCGCTTTTACCCTATTCAAGACCTATATGATGAGATTAGCAATGATGCGCTGCTCTCATCACAAATCAACAACCGTGTATTGCAAACTATAGCTGCACCATTTGAACTGACTAATCAAGATGGTACCGTAAATGATGAAGCAACAGCAATGCTTTCATCTATGCCTGCTATACCAACAATCATTCAGGCTATACTAGAGGCACGGTACTTCGGTTATTCTTTGGTTGAATTGCAGAACACAGCAAGCATGCTACATGCGATCAACCTCCCACGTCGAAACATTGACCCTGTATTTGGTCGTTTCTTCCCCGATGCTACGGCACCTAACTTCATCAAGTATCGTGAAATGAGTGAATACGGTAAGTATATCCTTGAGTTTAACCAGGAGAACCTTGGATTGCTCAATAAGACCGTTCCTCATGTCCTGTTTAAGAAGTTTGCTCAATCTTGTTGGTCAGAACTCTGTGAGATATATGGTATTCCACCGCGCTATCTCAAGACAAATACAACTGATCCTGAAATGCTAGCTCGTGGTGAACAGATGATGCGTGATATGGGTACAGCTGCTGCTTTCGTAATTGACTCAAGTGAAGAGTTCTCGTTCGCAACAGGTGTATCTACCAATGGTGAAGTCTATCGCTCGCTCATCTCGCTATGTAACCAGGAAATATCAATGCTCATCTCAGGTGCTATAATTGGACAAGACACCGAGAATGGAAACTACTCTAAAGAACAATCTTCGCGTGAGGTGTTAGACCAACTTATTTTGGCAGACCAAAGAGTTGTAGAACAGTACATGAACGGTATTGTATTACCTGCACTCAATGTTATTGGCGCCATCAAGACCAATACACTACAATTCCGTTTCTCAGCCACAGAGGACACTTCTGAACTTTGGGAGAAAGTTCGTGAGGTACTTCCATACAAAGAAGTCGATTCAGAGTGGATGACAGAGAAGTTTGGTATTCCTGTATCAGACAAACTGCCTGCAATGGGTGAAAGCAAAGAGTCGCTATCTTTTTTCGTCTAAGCCCTCGCAAGATGAGGGCCACGCCACTCGATACACTTTACTTTCAAAATAGTACACTACTGCTTAATGAGTGTTTAATTGCCTTTCAAAAAGAGGTTAAAGACTACACGCTTGCATCCAAGAGCCAAGAGCAGGTTATCATAGATGAGGTTATGTCACAGAGTGATTCAATACACCCATCACTCTACAAGCAGTATGCTGAAAACTTACGCAAAGCAGTCATCGCAGGTACCGGTAGCAAAGGCAATACGGAAGAAGTTGAAAACCTCATTATACAGTTCCAAGCGAACGTCTCACGCTTTGCAGCTTACAAAGCATATCATGCCACACAACAGGTGCGTGAAGCTGTAGCTAAAGAGGGAGACCCCAATGATGGGCGTAAGGTGCTGCATGCTTTTAATCGTTACCAAGCAGCCGAATACAACACCACTGTTGCGCGTGCCAGAACCGCTAAGCAGTTTGCTGCATTTATGCAAGCCGACAATGTGAGGCTATTCCCTAACCTCCGTTGGTTGCCATCACGCTCTGTTACACCCAGAGAGCAGCATGTGAAGTTCTACGATCGTGTATGGGCTAAAGATGATCCATTTTGGGCGAACAACCAACCAGGCAACCTCTGGAACTGCAAATGTGATTGGGAAGAAACCGATGATCCGTGCACAACTGACAACCCACAAACGACTATTAGGCACAATGGTCTAGAGGGGAACCCTGCGCAAACAGGTCAAATCTTTACTGACAATGCTACTTATGTAAAGAATGTGAGTAGGAAGAAAGAGGTAGAGACAATTTGCCGTGGTGTGAATAGGGATTGGGTAATTCAATTAGCAAAAAATACTTTATCTGATAAGACTGCAAATTGTGTGGTTAATGGAAAACAGTATGAAGTTATATTTATTGGCCGCTCTTTAGAGCACTGTGCAAAAGACATGTTTAGCGAGAAAGACTTTTGGCTAAAAAATGAGATCTTGATGTCAATCTGCGATTATATTAAATACGCTGAATGCATTGGCAAAAAAGTTAGCGACATAACACATAACACGCGAAAAGAGACTCGTAAATTAAAAGAAAACAGTGATTATTTCTACTACTTCAAAATTATAGCACATAATGGCCTTGAACTATTCCTGCACTTAGGGCATTATAAAGATGATTTTACAAATATTGAACGAGCAGGAAAAATGTATTTGTATTCAATAACATCCTATTGCCCTAAAAATACAATAGCACCATAGATAAATTCCGCAAATAGGCGTCCTAAATCTGTGATGCTATTGTAATATGGCGCAAAGGTACAACTTTTTTTTCAAACAAAAAAATATTATGAGCAAAAAAATCAATGTTTCTGTAAAAATGCTAAAAAATGAGCATTTTACATCTATTGGGACTCCTCTAGAGGAAGACAAAAAGCAAAGTATGGTCAACGACCTAAAAGCGAAGTATCAAGGTGACATAGAGTTGATAGAAACTACTATCCACGTCTATACCCCTATACTAACAAGAAACGGTGTGCAATGCCACCGCTTCAAGTTACTTAAAGATCTTCTTGATTTGTTTCTCAAGTTCATCTTTCGCTGCTTTCGCAAGAAGTGATTTTGATTCCTCTACTAAGGTTGCTTTGAATCGCTCACAGCAACACTTCAATTGAATCTCATCACCTACAATTGTCACTTCAGGATGTTCATAGTGTTCAGGGCATGTCATTCGCTGAAGTCCCATTTTAACTGGTTGTAAATTCATAATATCATCTAATTTTGAATTTCGGGTACAAAGGTAATACTTTTATCCCATATAAACAAGAAAAGCACCCATGCAGGTGCTTTTCTTTACTATATAGCGTGAATCATTCCTTTATAGGGACAATTACTTCTGGATGCTCTTTATCTGGTGATAAGTTAATCAGGTATTTGGTGTCCTTAAATTGAATGTTAAAAGCAATCAGTGCTACAATAAAACCTATTATTATGGTTGCGATTATACTATTCAATGTACCTTCCAAGCAACGTTGCCACCAAGGTATTTGACCTACAGCTTTTTTAACATTGTTAATATAGTCTGCCTGGATCTCATTCTCTAACTGAACAGCAGTCTCTGATAACGTTGTCTCTAAAAAGTCTTTCAATATATTCACAGAAGACTCTTTGTAGGTTTCCAATCTGCTTTTCAAACAAGATGAATCATGGAATGGTTTTAACTCTCCTTCATTAGGTTCACGACCATTTTTCTCCTTGAAATCATTGATGAATTGTATTTTATCCTCCTTGTAGAGAGAATAAGCAATATGACCAACAATGTCGGATTTATCTTCAACTAATTGCTTGTAGATGTAATTGTATTTTCTTGCCATTACTTTGCGTGTTGAAGTGCAGCACCATAGTTGGCGCGTATGGGTGCCATAGAAATAGATTGTGAGAATGTAGTTCCTCTATAACGAGCAGATACTACGATATTGCCACGAGTAGAAGGCTTTGAAGTTGATGCAGGGCAAGAAACTCTTCTGTTCGCACGCAAAATAGTTTCTTTAGAAATGTTGCACATGATTTTGGTTGTTGGGATTGTTTCGTTCAATTTTGGCGCAAAAGTACTGTTTTTTTTTGATTTGTGCAAGTTTTTGAGCAAAAAAATCAAATTTTTCATAGTTTTATGGGATCTTATGGTTGTTCTATAGGTAAGTTTAGTCCTGCAAAATCTGTACCAGTTAACACTAAAAAAGCACCATTTTCGGTGCTTTTCTCTTTATTGCTCATCGTTGATCGAGACGTGATAGACCATTTCCCAAATCTCACAGCCATTAAATATATCACTGCTGCGTTCTATCGATGTGCGTTCAAAATAGCCCATACACGGACCTCTCCAGCCATACAGGACTTCGTGAATGCTATCCAATAAATGTAGCATCTTGAGCACACTATTATCGGTATTATTCTTAGAGGATGATGGCGTATTATAGAGGTACGACATTGTGATTACAACATCCGCCTCTCCTGTTTGATGGTGCTTGAGTGTTTGGGTGAACTGGATATTGCGAATGTTTACCAGGGCACAAGGCCATTTCACAGCAGGTTGTTCTGCTCGTAGTTGGCCACAATCAATCCCTACATAATTCAATTCAGGTATTTCTGCTATGCGTTCAATGATAGCGTTTAATGCTTCTTTAATCATTTCTCAAATGCTTTTTTAAGTTCTTTTTGAATCGTTTCTTTAACTATCCTCCTTACCTCTGGGTGATCGCCCATGAACTGGCGTTGAGGAATGCGTGTGTTACGCTTGCGCCCTGCTGAGTTGGTACCCTCATTATGCGCTGCACTATATGGTAGATCTGATTCTATGACAACACGTAAGCCGTTCTCTTCTTTGACTTGGAGACTTCGTCCAAGGTTGCCTGTACTACCAGTAAGGATGGCTCTAGAGGCTGATGCTTTGTTAGCTTGACTCTTAGTGGGGTTAGTTCTACGCTTGACATCCTTCCATCTCTTACCAAAGAATCCCTCCTCACGAAAGTTCTTCTTGAATGCAGACAGAACTTTGTTAGCTACAATGTGAGGGATGTCCTGATTGAGTGCACGCTGCACATTGGGCGCAAAGCGCGAAAATAATTGACTGCTCATATATCTAAACTTAATTGGATGGCTTCTATGCCAGGGGGAAGACCTTTGGGTTTCTCTATGCGATTGGAACCAGAACCTACATATCCATCAATGCGCTGCACAAAAGAGATCATGTGGTAAAAGGTGCTTTCGCTCATGGGGTAAATCGGATTAACATGCACACGCCATATATACCGCAAACAGCCCCTATGAGATCCTGGCTCATAATGGCTGTCCACAATTTGTTTGACCAAACGCGCGCGGCGTATGTAGTTCTCCGTTTTTCGCATCAAATAATTACTGCTACTAACTTATTACCTTCGTAAGCTCTGCGAGCATCTACCCGCAATTCGCCTTCGTATTCGTCGATGAAAGTACGAAACTCGTCTTTCGATTCGCACAAATGCACCGTACTCATATCTGCCCTCTGTATGGTTCCACGGTGACTACACCCTTGCGAATGACCCGCACGCGACCACTGCCCTGGCATACTGGGCACATGGCCAATAGCTGAGTTCCACCCTCTGCTATTGGTATCATGCCCTGACCTTGACAATTTCGGCATAGCTCAATTTGTTCTACTTGAAAATCCTTTGCCTTCATACGATCATGCGTTAGTCATGTTCATAGTGATAGGTACCCATTCGTTGGTTTCAGGGCTCTTGACCTCTACCTTCACGAACTGCTTACTCTTCTGTGGGCGATATGCCTCACGGATGATACGCATACCCTCAATGAAAGTTTCGTCCTTGCTCTCAGCTGCCATTTGCTCCAGGCGCAAAACGTTTTGTGCTTTCAGTTGTCCTGCCTTGCTACGCTCACGGAGTAAGGTAGTCACCATGTCTGCCAATTGTTTACTCTTGTCGTCAGTAGCGAGGCTCTCAATGTAGGTATTGACCATCTCCACACCAGCGGTGTAAGTGTCATCGTATGCGTCGAGTGTGTTGTAACCAACAGTGACACGCATGGTACTTTCGGAGTTGGTAAAAGTGTCAGAGTAGCGACCATCCTTGAGTTGCTTGCTACCTACGAAGAGTTCCTCTTTCATGTCGATCACTGTACGGAATCGGTCCATGATACCATCCTTGGTGCGAGTAAGCATCTCTTGAATGCAATGTGCTTCTGGTACTGTTTGAGAGATAGCCTCGTCCACAAGTTTCTTGTAGGCTTGGATCTCTTGCTCACGCTTCTCTTGCGCTGCTTGCTTAGCCTTAGCTGCTTTCATCTCTTGAAAGAGCTGCATTTCCTCTGCCGTTAGTTCGACAGTTTGTTTGGTTGATTCTTGAGTCATAATTGTAGTAATTAAGTGGGTTAATTTTTATATGTCCATGGTCGGATGCTTTGTGGTTTATCCTCGACTTTTTCGAGGTCTTTGGTGCGTTTGACAAACGCGTTGTAGAGGCTTCTGAGCCGTTCGGTGGATAGTCGGTTTATCTTGGTACCATCGCGCTCAATAATGCTGACTGCATAGATGGATGTGGCAGGATAGCCCATTTTCTCGCTGTACTTGATGACTGCTGCTATCAGTCGCTTGCGCCATCGATCTTGCTCTTGTTGCTCTGGTGTGGTAGCTCGTTTTTGTAGAGCTTGACAGAGAGCGGTCAACTCATCAGCCGTCAATTCGCGTGTACTGATTCGAGGTTGGTAGTTACCAGCTATGGTAGCAGCTATATCCTCTGATGTGAGATTGCATTGCCTTGCGAGTGCGTAGAAGCGTCGGTTGGCGCGTGTCCATTCGGGGGTGTGAGTTGTAGGTTCCATATTACTTGACTTTTTCGATGTGTTTCTCTGGCCAAATGTCGAAGACCTGGTTTCCACAGTATCGACTGACGATATTGGCGTAATAGTTATGAACGCGAATCTTGATATTGCTGTTGTATCGAACGCTTTGTGCAGTTCCACCTTTGGGTTCTACTCCTGATTGGTGGCTAATCCAGATGAATAGTTTCTTTGGGTACTTGCGAACCAGTTCTTTGTATTGATCGTAGCTAATATTGAGGTACTGCAAACTGTCGATCACTATAACATTGGGGCTGCGCTTGCGTTTGAGGCGTGCCATCATCTCGTCGTAGTCGAACCCATCCCAGAAGACAAAACGGCTTTGCTTCTCCATTTGCAACCCAGTATCAAGGATTGCTTTTCGGTAGGTCTCGCTAACACCCTCCTCAAGACCATTGTAGGCTATACGCAGCGAGGGAAAAGACATTAAGTATTTGACCAATTGTACAGCAAATCGTGTCTTACCATTGCCACTCGCTCCCCAGATGATCCAACTACCGTATGGCTCAGGGTCTCCCATAGCAGCAAGCCATCTGCCTGTAAAACCAAGTGTCTTAGGGGTGTAGTCGATGAGGTTCTGTATGCTGAGTGCTCTGCGTGCCATAGTCTATGCGTTTTTGCGTGCTAATTTCTTAAGCTCTGCGTGTACGCGGCGCTCTACACGGCGCAAGTCACCTTCACAATCACCAATGATACGGTCAATGGTCTTCGCATCCTGTACGCCGTTCTGGCGACAAATCTCTGCGATGTCATTTTGGGTTACACCTTTCAAGGCAATACACTTACGACCCACACGGCTCCAAAGCTCGTTGTAACCGCGTTTGTTGTAGCGCACACCTTTGTCAAATCGCTTGTTGAGGTGCTCTGTAGCAATCATCACCACAGCGCAGCTATATTGCAGGTCGTTGTACAGGGTAATGAATGAATTGAGTACCACATCGCTCATTTTGTCCGCCTCGTCAAGGATAATGATAGGCGCTGCTTTCATGCGCATTTGAAGCACCACCTTTTGCTTCATCTGAATAAGGCTCAAGCCCTCTGGACGAATGCTCATCTTGCGCAAGAGAGCACCAAAGAAGTCGCGCTTTGCCCAATCAGGATCACAAGAGAGGAAATAGACCTCCTCGTGTTCGCGTGTGTACTGTTTGCAAGCGTAGGTCTTGCCGGTACCAGCATTGCCTGTGATAGCCATCCACAGCTGATTGTCTTGCGCATCAGATAGAATGTAATGTAGGTCCTTGTAATTGGTAGTCTCAACGGTTTCCCACTTCTCATCTTGCAAACCGATTTGACTTGCCACCTTGCGCCACATGTCGTCGCTGATGAGTTCCCAATTCTCGTTGATGATCTGACTGATGGTTGCGCTGCTCACGCCCTCCATAATCTTACTCGCTTTACTTTGACCACCAAAGCGGTCGCAAAAATCTACTAAGGCATTGCGAATGTCACGCTTGCGAATTTCGGTTACACTTTTCATAATTCTAAAGGATTTTAATTGATTATTAAGTAGTATTTAATTAGTAATTAGTATCTGTCTTCCATATCTTCAGTAACAACCTCGAATGCGTCCACTGGTTGTGGCAATGCGCGTTCTGCTGCATACTTACGGCTCTTGTGTTGTCCCTGACTATCGGTGATGAGTGCTTTTGACAGCATCTCATACTCCTTGTTGCTTTGCTCAACAGCTGCATAAGCACTGCTTTGATGAGCGCACAGGGTATTGCTGATATGCGCCTCAAGCGCTTTGTTGAATTTCCATACGGCTGCCAGTTTCTCGTAGTCGCCTGGCTTGCGGTCCATGAGCGCCATTGGTTGCACATCCTTCACAGTCAAAACATACTCCTCTGTGCCTTTATCGTTGAAGACCAGGATATGGTCATAATTCAACGGATCGCACTTCACATTCCACTTCTCCCAGCAGTTCTCACGGAAGCGAATAGCCTCTGCCATAGCTTGCTCGTTGTCTGCGTCTGCCAATAGGTCGTACTGATGACGCTCGCCTAAGATGCGCATTGTAATACCTGTGCTTTGCAAACTATATTTATCAGGGCGTTGCTCGCCAAACAGACGCAAGTAGTCTTTGGTACCAAGAGCAATGCGCTCTGCTGATGGGAGTGCGTTCATAGCCTCCACATACGCAGGCAAAGCCTCTTGACGGTGATGAGCCATTAGCATATTCACCTCTTCAACCAACATTTCCAAAGTAGGTAGGCTCTTCTTATTCTTTAGCGTGATGTCCAAGTTAGGCTGACCACTCTTATTTGCAGTCACACCGTGACCAGACCAGTTGAACGCGTACTTGCACACCTTGTCGTTGAACTGACGGAACCAAGGCTCAATCACTTTACTCTTAGCATTGCCCACAGCAGCAGGTGTCACTGCCAATGCTGCAAGACCACTATAGGTTTCACTCATTGCCTTCTTTGCGAAGTTATCACATTGTATCTGATGTGGGCGAAGCATACCACCTACCAACTCCTCTACATGGCGTTCTGCGTTGCGTAGCGCCTCACGAATGAGCTCTGCACTCTCATACTCACCAATAGCATAGCCGATTGGGTATTTTGTAGCTGCGTCCAACACCACTTCCAAGGTCAATCGGTTGTGGTAAGTGGTGCGACCTTTGCCGTCCTTCTTCTGATACATCAACTCAGCATCCCAACCGTCGAGCACCCACAGATACATGGCTTTTGTAGGTGCACTGCGTTGAACTGTATAAGCCAAAGTATTGCGGTAGGCCGCACCACCATGCTTGCTCGCAGTAGTAATAAAACGATTCTTCTTTTGCCATAAACGCACCGTGCTTCCGGTGATCTCTTTCCACTCAGTGTCCTCTCCTGCTGCTTGACTACGCACCCACTCGTTATAGATACGAGCTATCTCCTCACAATCGAAATTGCGGTGTTCTGCTATCAAGCTTATCAACATGTCAGCTTGCAAACCAGCGTGAATCTTGGTTGCATTGTTATCCACACGGCGGTAGTTCTTGTGGATGAGACACTCCAAGCCTTCACGCTGGTATTCGCTCGCTTTATCTTTCAACTTGCGCTCGTTCTCTGGCAAACTAAATGGATAGACCAAACGATCCAATGCGTTCAAGCCATCCAATACTTGTTTCCAACTTAGTTTTTGACCGCGCTTCTTGCTTATCTCCATCCAACGGATAATACCCTCCAACACGATTGCGTTGTAGTAGTAGGTCTGACGAACAGGGTTATCCTTGGAATTTGGCAAGTGAGCGCCTTTGGCAGTCTTGTACTCATCGAAGTACTGACTTACCTCTGCGCTATGTGAGATATACGCCTCCAACAAACTACGGCTGTTGTTAGCATACACATCCAAACGAGCATCTATCATCTTCTTCATATCCTCTGGCATAGTCTTGTATTCATATACTTTTGCCACACCGCGACCTCCACGAGTGAGAGCGATGATCTTACCGCGACACTCACGCTGACGGAGTGTCTCAGCATTGGCTATGCCGTGCTCCAGCATCCATTGCATGCTGATGCCTAAACGATTATTTATATGAACTACCGCTTCCATATATATCGCTTATCTCTTAATTAAATTGGCTTAGTTGCTCATAGAGGTCTTGACAATCCTCTATCTTCTTTTGGAACTCCTCTACACTCATACCTTCCAAGTCATAGGTGTTTTTCAATTCTCCATTCACCAATACACCTGCGATGCCTTGTGTAAAGTCCACTGACAATTCCAGCAATAACTTCTCGCGTTGAGGACGGCAATCGCCCCACTTCAATGTCATGTTGTGACCGAATGTGTGATTGTGCTCGCACACATAATCCAATTTCTTCAAATAATTTGCTTCCATAATGCTTAATTTTTATTTTATTCTTGTGCGGTGAGTGGGATTCGAACCCACGACTTGGTGACGCTTAATCAAATTTGTCACTGGCTCTGGCCATCTGAGCTACCACCGCTAATCCACCAAGACGAGTTTCGAAAACACATGCCTAAACCTTTATATACTTGCAGCCTCTTTACTGTCTTATCTTGGTGGTGGGTATTACCAAACACCCTGACCCATCGCGGGCTTTACTTCATCTCTATCTCTACACCGCCAAAGTCACGCACGGCCACATATCGGATCTTCTCCGCCAGCTTACTCTCATGGCGATAGTTCAAAGCATTGTTCACGGTCTTTACGCTCACTCCAAAACGAGCGATTAACTTCTTATTTGCACCGTACTCCAAAACAATTTTTCGTCTCATAATTTACAACTTCTTGTATATGTCATTTTTTTTTACTACCTTTGTCGCGATTTTACCGTTTTTGTAAAAACTGTGCAAAGGTAAGGAATTTTTTCCACACTGCAAAATATTTTGTGGAAAAAATGCAAATATTTTGTAATTTTGTGGAAAAATGAACGAAAGATTAAGGTTTTTTATTGAAAATGAGGGGTTGTCTGTTCGACAATTCGAAAATTTGATCGGCTCTTCCGATGGGAAGATAGCCAAGTTTATCGCTTCTAATTCGTCATTAAAAAGCGATACACTCTCTAAAATCATGGAAATATTTCCACATCTATCTATAACTTGGCTGCTAACAGGTGAGGGGGATATGCTATTGCCTTCCCCTGGTAATAACCAAGGATCAACCAAGGACGAACCAAGGACGAACCAACCTACCACCTGCCTTCCACAGC